CCAAGTCCTACTACATGATAACTGTGTAAGTCTACCTTGGTATCGGGCAGTGTCATGAAAGAAGCAAGCCCTACGAATCCATCTATAAAACTGGCTTCTTTAGATAATTTTGCGGCTGTATTCATAGCCGTCTCATCATTACCTGCAACCGTAGGGAAACCAGTCGAATGAATAAGAATACTGTCACCAGTACCACTATCTATAGAATCTTGTGTAAGCGCCGGTACAATTTTTATTTTGGTAGAGTCACTTTCAAATGTGTGGTCGATAATCGTGTATAATCTACTTTTCAAATCAGTGTAGTAGAACGGAGAGAAGTTGTTTTGACCAGATGCTGTAGAATGGAATGACATCTTTTGTCCAATCAACATACCAAGTGGAGTCTTTAAGATAGGCTTTTGTCGCTCAAAAATACTATGGTCATTACCTATATTAGTAGTACCTTTGAATTGAATCTCAGTATAAGTCCGGTCAGAGCCAGTTGTCGCTGTCCAAGTTCTAGGCTCACTGTGCTCAATCATCAGGCTAGTCTCATGACCCATGATAACTTCGGAAACATCTCCCTTATAGTGAGCACCAAAACTCATGGTATCGTCTCCGCTAGTATTACTACCTCTACTTGAAATGTATGTCTGTATAACTTCTTGGTTCGGTCACTTAAGTCAGTTCTGGTCTTGAGAATCATACGGTCAAAATTTTCTCCATCACCCTTTCTGCTGTTATGGATAACTCTTCTCATCTCGTTCTCCATCTTTCGCAATCTTGACCTACCTCTTGCTGTCCTCATGTCGATTGTGATATTGTAACGAGTTGTTACAAAGTTATACATCAAATCAGGTACTTCTTCATTCTGTGCTGTTTCATAACATAGAATGAAGTCATGTCTTTGTAAATCTAATCTCTTACCACGCTCAGGCCCTTCGCTGGCTATGTCTATGATAACTGGCTTTATGTTATCAGAATTAGCCCTGTTCCAACCAGCACCAGTACCTGCATCATGAGTGGCTTTGAGTATGTCGATGACGGTCTCAAGTGGCTCTTTGAATGTAGCAACCATTAAGAGAACACCACCACTTCTTTGTAGCGTACTAGTAATTCTTCTGCTTCTTTACGGAATAGTTGAATCTTAGCACCAAGGTCAACATTCTGTGAGCCTTCTGGTATCAAAACGCTTCTGTCATCTGATAGTAGTAAGTCAGCCGCTACCATCTTTGTAGCAGCCTCTTCTATAGCCTTTTCAAGATACCTTTCTCCATAGATATAAGATACCTTGACAGCGTTGTGTTCAAAGAAAGGATAAGAATTGTTGAAGTAAATGATACCCATCTCTGCATCAAGCCACCAATCTTTGAGACGGGCTTGGTCACCAGTACCACCTTGTAAAGAAATACCGAATAAGTGTTGGGTAATAGTACCAGTTATATCGCTAAGATTGCTACTAGCACTGTCTACTATAACACAGCCAGTAAAAGTAGTAGCGGTTTTGTCGGTATAGCGAAATACACTACCATTACTATCTACACAAACTCCTGCTTGTGCAAAGCCTTCTGTAGATGCAACATTGATTGTTGTAGATGGAGAGAGACTAGAGAAAGTACTACTAGCACTTGACCCACCTGTAATATTAATGGTTTCAGCAGTTACTCCACCGCTTCTATTAGAGAAAACAATTGAGCATGTTTCTCCACCCTTACTTTGCCTCATACTACTAACTTTGAGTATACCGTTACCATAATCTGCATTAGCGGTTGCTATAAATTCATTGTGAACAGCAATATTAGAGGTAGAGCCTTCTAATGTAAATGCTGGACTAAAGTCTACAGCAGACTTACTTACTCTATCTTCTTTGTTAATCAAGTCAGCAATATTTTGAGCAGTGGTTACTTTATCTAAATCACATCTCCATTTAGCACTAGTACTAGATTCTGATATAGTTCCTTCTAGTGTTGCTACCTTTCCATTACCGGGCGACAAGAAAAGGTTGGTTGAACCCAAAGACCTAGCGCTTTCTGGTATAGTTAAACGCACTTCTGCACCGCATATTTCTCGGTAATCGTCACCTTGCCAAAGTTCAATCCTCAGCATTTGTTGAACATTTCTAAACAACAAAGGGGTAGTTCCTACATAATCTGTAAAGTATCTACGCCTGTAAGGTTTGTAAGTATCGAAATTGAGGTATTCCGCTGAGACTAAATAAGGCCTCCAAGCATTGTGAGTAATGTTATCAATGCGGTCTTGGACTTCTTTGATTCTGGTTTCAACCACTGACCTCTTCATACCACTGGTTTTACCGTTGGTGAAGGCCGCTTGATTTTGGATATAGGTATTGTCAGCCGTCTGATAGTCTGAGATGTTTGAGATGTTGTCACCTGTGAAATACAAGGCTACACCATTTGAACCACCTTCAGTAACCGCTGTAATCTTTTTCTCAACACCCAGTGCCTGTGCATCACTGTAGATGAGAATGGTGTCGCCTACTGCGAAGCCATGGCTTCTGTAATCGGAACCTGTAACATAAACCCTGTCGGCCTCTGTATTTGCACTAGCCAACACCGCTTCGCTAGGGCCGATACCAAGTAAGTCTGCTACTTTTTGTGGAGTGGTGTAGACTATTGCGTCAGGTTCAAGAGGGCGTGTTTCTGGCTCTCCGGGTGAAAATACTACTGGCATACATCACCCTCCTTGCTTAGCCATAATATGATACATCATTAAATCTACTGTTCTTTTTGACCTAGATTAAAATCTATTTTTTGGCCGCAAGTTCTGCACTTATCGACCCAGCAGAAGTAAAGCATGCCACAATGCTTGCAGCGTGTGCCACTACCGATGTTCAGTACATCACCAGCGTTCTTGTTACGATTGCGTTGCTTCATAGTAAACCCAGCAAGTGGGTTGTCTTCATTAGTTTTGACGGAAGTTCCATAAGACTCATTGAGGCGAATACCACGCTTCTGCAAGCGTTCTATATCGCCAAGGTCAAGGTTGCCAAAAGATTCCATTGAATCAGCCTCAAGAATATATTACCATTGCGAAAATATTTCCTCTGATGTTAACAAAATCTACATCTGTAATCGATGTAGTGTTTGTAGAATCGTTGATTGCCTGCACTGCTGTCTGTATTGCTGCGCCTGCTGTACCATCGTCAAATGACTTTGGATGAAAGGGACCTAGTTGCTTTACCTTAACACCTGTTAGACTTGCCATATCAATCCCTACTTAGAGCCTATTATTAGAAACTTACCTATTTCGTCACCATTAGATAAAAGTCCAAAGTCTGTATCACTAGTACCATTGCTGCCGGACCCTTCTATGTTAACAATCTTTTCACCTGACTGGAGTAAACCATTCCATGATACCTTAATATTATCCATGACAATATCGAACTTTCTAGCGTCATCATCTGTCTGTATCACTAAGTTAAAAGGTCTAAAATTAGTTACAGTGGATATGTACATTACATGTTCTATTTGTCTCATAAATGGTTTAACATCTATTGCACCAAGAATAGCCCCAATAGAAGTGTCCTTTGTAGCAGTGACTCCAAGAAACACTTTATTACCTACAGATACAGGTCTTTCATATTTAACTGCCAATCCCAAAATCATCGCCTCCCTATTAGTGAAAATTTATACCTGCTGGAAAACAAAGCCCCTTCTAAATTTAGGTGGTCACCCATAATTTTGGAGTCCATGTGGTCCACTATTCTAATGATATTGTCATTCTTTATCAATATAGATGGCCTCGTACTCAAATCTTTAATAGCGGCAAAACCACTAATAGCGTCATTATCTACAAAGTTAGCCCGAACAAATCCTCCAGTACCTCCAGCCACTGTCAAGGGTTCATGTTCAGTAAACCCAGTACCAGTTGAAGTAGCCTTTACAGTTGCTAGTGCTCCACCAGATACTGTTATAGTAGCATTACATGTTTGACCACTTAACACTCCAGTCAAAGTGACCCCTGAGCCAGCGCTGTAGCCTGAGCCTGCGTCGATTATTTCTAAAGCGGTATCTCCAGTAGCCATTCTTCTGTTATTATCAGTTACTGCTGTGGCAAAATTATTATTAGGATTGTTTGCGCCACTTAGTGTAAAATTTCCTTCAAGACCCGGTATAGTACCGCCAGCCCGATTGTCTGCGGTGTGTGTATATGGGTCTATATTAAATGACACAATAGAAGATACAAAATCAGAAAAGTCTATACCGTCTTCGGTAGAAACCACAACTGCTGAACCAAAACCACCAGTTACTGGGTCAAAGGTACCTTGTATCAATATTAAATTACCTATAGAAGAAACAGTTTCTATATTCGCTGTAGTAGTAACCACTTTATCTCCTCCCAATAATTGTCAATTTGGCTTCAGTAGTAGCGTAATTAGGCGAAGTTCTATCTGAACTACCTATTAATAAACTAGTTTCGCCGCTAGTAGTCTGGTATCCAACAGTAGGATAAGAATTAAAACCCGATGTGCCATTATTATCAGCAGCGTTATTAACCGGATTATCCTGTCTATCTATAATTGTACAGGCTTTTTTCATTATACCTGTGTAATTATCTGTAGTCTGTACATGTATATTTGCACCAAATACTTCTCTTAGACCTATATCTTTTAGTTTAATCTCTTTAGTATAACGAGTAAGAACATTTTCTGTGACACGAGAGCCTGTCTTGAATGTATCAGAAAAGTCAAATGTACCCGGTAAAAGGTTAATTTCTAACAAGGTATAGGTACCCAAAGTGGATGTTGAGGTTATTTTGTAAAAATTAGTCACCTAAGTCACCGCCTAATCAACGGAGACCTATTGCTGTAAATCGACCATTTCTACCTAAATTGGTCCAACTAATACCAGTACCGTCAGCATCTATTGCCGCTGCGACAGCGGTTGCTGTCCCTTCTGCGGCCTGTACTTGTGCCATGAGTATCTGGGAAAAGAAAGAACTTAAGTCTACAGTGGTGTCTCCTGAAATGCATGTTCCTGTTACCATAAGTAAATCTCCGATTACATGTGGTCTTGCGTCTATTTCTGCTGCCATAATTATTCAACTCCGTCTGTTTCTACGATAGGGTCCTCGACTATAGTCTCTTCTACCACTTCTTCTGCTACAGGCTCAGGAGCGACCTCCTCAACCACTGGCTCTGGTGCCGGTGGATTGAGTGTGGTCTTTACCTTATCCAAGAGTTTTGCTTTAGTAGCATACCCTGTGATAGATACTCCTTTGTCTTTTAGCCAACCTGTGATATCTTTCTTAGTCCAACCTGCGTCAGGTAATCCGTCGTTTCCTTCATCGACTGTCTTAGGCTCCATGCCTTCGATACGCCAATGGGTTCGTGCGAATCTCCATTCGTTCTCTGCTATCCAATCTTGGGAAACTTCTACTGGTACCAATCTACCCGCCATTTCTTTTTGGCCGGGTATTCTTCGGTAAGTTTCAGGTCCAAGAAATACTATCTTGGGCAAGTTTCCTCACCTCAACCCAATACTAGCCAAAGTTCCATTGCAGTTAAATCGTCAGTGGTACCGTCAGTAGTCAATTCCATGTCGAAAGTCAATACTTTGTCACTAGTATGTACAATCGCTATGTTTGCTGTTGCGTCTGCCCTTTGTGATACGAATGATACAATCTTACTAACCTCTCCAGAAAGAGTTAAAGTACTCCCTTCTGCTACGCCCGAAGGTAAAGTTAGCATAACCAATCGTGGGTTTCTTGCCCCTATGTTGGTCGTGTCATCATTAGTTGCTTGGAAGCCAGTAAGTGCTCCGGGGTATGTACCCGCTGCTGCACCTGCACCGCTTAACCAACCAGTTTCTGCTTGGTCTACTCCACCTTGAAGTTGTAAGTCCAAGTTCATTACTGGGTCTACGCCACTGCTCAATGTATATGTTATTCCTCTATGTGTTATTGCGCCCATATTTAATCATCTCCTTAATATTTTATTCTCCATTAATCCTCACTGAAGGTCACGAATTGAACCTTGTCCTCCAAAGAAAGTTGTCCATACTTCACCCATTGTTCGGTAAAGTCCCTCTTGACCGAGGCGGTTAATGGCGAATGGGTCTCCAGTTTCAATTCCAGACTCAAAGTATTGAGTTGGTTTTGCAGTACTGTAGTACAAATAATCAGTGTCTAGCATGTAAACTCTGCTGATACCATCGGCTGTAACATCCTTAGATGGGATAATTGGTACACCATTGTAGGTAGCAACGATAAATCCTGCTTCCATACCCGGTACACCTTTTACACCGTTGTAAGTTGGTACAACACGCTTCTCTTCCATGAATCTTTGTTGGCTTTGTAGTAGTTGTTGAAGTCTCATCAAAGTATCGTATCCGGTTAGCATAACCTTTGGATTGCCACCACGGACCCAGATTTTTCTAAACAATTCATCAAAGTGGTCTAGGCTTAGGGTTCTGTTGGTTCCCTTTACACCAGAAGTACTTACTTCTGCTCTAGCCCAGCCTGTGGTTCCTCTGTCGTTGTTTGTTCCGATTGCATCAATTGAATAGATGTCTGCGTCAG